CCCGTACTCATCGACCGCGTCTTTGTAGGGCATAGCTTTGTTCATGGCAAACGTGTCTGGTTCCCACAGATCGAAGCGACACTTACGTCCAAGCAGCGAGGTCAGTGATCCGCCAGACGATTTCTCGTTCAGCCTGTTCATCACCCCAGTCATTAGTCCTTTAACAAAGGGCACCCTGTTGTGGTACTGCTTCGTTAATGCTTTGGCTTCATCCACCGACACGTCCAATTGCTCAGACATTTTGTTCACGCCCATCCCATAAATTAAACCTAAGTTAATTGTCTTGGCTTGCTTTCTGGGAATGTTAGCCATCTCGGCTACTAAGCTATGGAAGTCTGTTTCCGGATCATCGTTGTATGCTTTAACAAACTCTGCTGCACCCTCTAACGGTACACCTCGCGTTTTGCCGTAGACATGAGCATAATGTACCAAGATGCGCGGTTCCTGTTGCGAGAAGTCAATAGCCGCCCACTGTTCACCTTCCTCCGGAAGAAACAAAGAACGAATCATTGGCCCCAGTTCTGGATCGCGGGCCGGGATTTGTTGCAAATTAGGATTAGACATGGAAATGCGGCCCGATACGGTTCCTCCATCGTCAGAACGGATTTGATTTATATGGGAATGTATTCGGCCATCAGCGTGGCAGTGTTTCATGATAGTGTTGATGAAGGTGCCGGATGTCTTGTTCAGATTCCTAGCCTGAGTGACGAGTTGGGCGAGGGGATGTTGATGCTCTTGCAGAAAGAGTTTAGTAAAGCTAGGTGCGCCTTTTTCTGTACGTGGATACTGGATGCCGACTTTGTCGAACGCTTTCGAGAGCGACTGAGCAGCCCAGATTTCTACATTACTCCCAGAAATGCGCTTGATCTCCTTCATGACTTCCCGTTCCCGCTTGAGAAGACTATCCCTAGTTCGCTCTACCCTGTCGCCGTTAACCCGGACGCCCCGCATGGTCATGTCCACAAGACATGGGAGCAGATCAAGTTCGAGATTAGCGACGTTCCACAAGTTTTCTTTGCCAAGTTGAACGGAGAAATAATTCCAGAGTTCGAGGGTGAGTTCGGCGTCACCTTCAGCGTAAGGTCCAACGTACATGGCTGGCATCTTCCACATTTCAGCTTTCGGATCGACACCAAACTCTCGCGCAGCCTCCACTAAACCTTTCTCAGATTTAACTTTGTTGAGGTGTTCATACGCCAACGCGTTCAAGCTGTAGCTGAAACGGTTTTCATCTAACAAAGAGGCAATGACCATGGTGTCAATGATGCGGCCTTTTACATCGAAGCCCATCTGTTTAATCCAGCCCAAGTCATACTGAGCGTTGTGCATGATCTTATCCGCAGGGCATTCAAAAACTTTCTTTAGCCATTTGTTAACCTGCTTTTCGTCTAAGTTACCACCACCGTAGTGACGTATAGGAATGTAACCAGACCAATCATCTACTGCAATGGCATAGCCCACCACTTCACCATCACCTGTTGGCCAACCGGGCCCATGCTTCTTTAGGTTAGGGTCTCGTGTTTCCACATCAATTGCGATCTTCTTTGCCGACGTAAGGTCGGGAAGTTCTAGAGGTGGTATCCACTCACTTTTTGGTGCGAACATTGCCATTTGTAGTTTTGCCATTTTCTTTTTCCCTATGAGTGAACTCTGCCCCAAGGGCCGTGTATCCTGCTTTATCTAGCCATGAATCAACATGGTCTATACTTTCTATTAAACGGCTGGTCTTCACCCAATCCATCATCAAAGCCACGTGTGCCGCGGTAAGATGACCATGCGAATCCAATGCTCCCTTAACTATTTCGTTCCACCCCACCGCGATACGTTTGTGATTGTGGTATGCGTCACCGTAATCTTTGGCACGTTGCCCATTAATAAGCTTCTCTGCTTGCCGCAGAAGTTCTTCTCGTTTCATTTTAATGTACCGTCTGGTTGAGGGGCCCATAGACTATCCAATCCTTTTCGTCGTTGTCCCATTTTAAAGTAAGACCGGGCATATCCTCATCTTTAATTAAAGGGTTTGACCAATCATTGAGAGTCGGGTCCACAACAGGCCCGTGTTCTTTTTCAACATCGCGTAACAATTTCTGGTATTTGGATAAAGTAATTTTTGTCATAGGTCATAACTCCGTGAAACATCTTCTGCGTCTACTATATACAAATTCTGTTTAGCACGAGTTACGGCAACATAGAAAATGCGGTGAGTATCGTCCGGGTGGCGTTGGAACTGGGTATCCGCTGCTGGACTAAGGTCCGTGAACAGCACAACATTATCNGCTTCACCACCTTTTGANCCGTGGATCGTGGACGCTGTAATGCGAGGTACGCCATTAAACTTCTCGCCCCTACGTAAAAGTGCCGTAACGTAAGCCCTGTCAGTATCAGGCAGNTTGTTCATAGCTTGGGACCAAATCATATCTTTGTTNGCAAGCAACCCCTGATCTTTTAAATTATCAAAAGTTAAAATGTCGTTGTCTTCTATTCCCGGTAGCTTCTTAAAGCCCCGCGTCAGTCTTTCTCCAACAGACATGTAGCTGTAAATAATGCGAGCCACCTTACCTGTTACTTCCTTACCTTTTCGTACCTGCTCCCAACCATTGACCGCTTCACTAACCTTCTCGCTTATAGACCGGTTGCCGCGGTAGTTGAACAGATACCCACTAGACTTTAGGTCGTGAGCTACAGGCGTTAGTTGATAGCCTGCCTGCGATAAAATTAACCAATCCCCTTGCGCCATATCTAAAGAATTGATAGTTGAGATACGCGTCACATTGCCGGGTTCTGATCGTGGTTTGTACTGCTTTGGAAAGCGCCTAGCAATGCGACGCACGACATTCTCTGCTACATCGTGGACCCGACTAGGGATACGATACGACTGCGAAAGTATCTCTGAACCTCCGGGTAAGTTAATAAAGTGGTCAACATCTGCACCAGCCCATCGGTAGATAGCTTGGTCATCATCACCTGCGCAGTACATCCTCTTGGACTTAGTATCTAGTAAGTGAGCTATGTCCCACTGCAATGGGGATAAATCCTGTGCCTCATCTAAGAAGCACAGATCAAAATCTGGGCAGAAAGTGTTACCGTTGGTAGCAAATTGTTCAAGCATGTCAGTAAAGTCATACAAACCCATGCTTTCTTTGTACTCTTTCAAGCACTTCGATACGTGGAAAACAGTGTTCCACTCCTCTTCTATATTGCTTTTGTTATACTCTTCACGAAGGTCTGACTTGCACAAACGAGATAAGTTAATTAAACCAAGGATAGGATCACTACTAGCCACCATGCTGGGCACATCATCATCTATTGAAGTATTCTTTTGAGCGCCTAGCTCGACACCGATAGCACGACTTAACTCACGGTAGTTCTCCTCCTGCATAACCTGCTCTGGGCGTATGTCAGACATAGTCAAAGCTAGGCTGTGCAGGGTCCTGAAGAACACTAAGTCTTTTTTAGGATCAAGATTAAACCTTGCTGCCGCACGTTCTTTAGCTTCGTTAGCTGCTTTACGTGTGAAGGCAAGAAAAGCTATTCGATCCGGTGGAGTTCCGCTTTCAAGAGCTTTGTCTACCATGTTTAAAAGAGTCGTAGTCTTACCTGTACCGGGTGGTCCAAATATCCTATACATCTTTACGCTTCTCCCTGCTATAGATTTGTTGGACACGTTGCTTTGATATACACCAGAATTTAGCGACGGCTGTCATAGTCATACGCTCTTTGTCTATCATCTTGACTATCTCAGCGTCTCGCATCTTTCGGTGTACTTTATCAGGTACGCCTGCTATCAAAATGGAGCCTCCTCTTGGTTACCAAAGGCAGGTGTTTTTAAATCCACCTCTGCATTTTCAAAAGCAGGAATTTTCCACACTCGAACGGATCGGCCTTTGATCTTCAATACCATGCTGTCGCCGTTAATGTCTCTCAACCGCTGGGCAATCTTGTGGGATTTGTACTCAAAAAATTTATTCTTTTTCAAATAACTCTCAAAGTCTTTTAATCTGAAGTAAGTAACCTCTTCCTCTTCATCGGTCCAAGGGCGGCGTAACAAGATTTCTTCTTTATCCTGCGCCTGCTGAAGGTGACGGCAAAACTCTTCGAGGTAGTCGTAGAACTGTCCGCTTATACTGGCGTCTACAGCAACTTCCATGATCGCGCTTTCGTTGTCGCGCATCTCAGTTAACAGGGTGCTTATTCTGCTTTCCCATTGTTGCTTTGCTACGGAGCGTGGCATGAAATTAAGTTGTTCCATGCAAGCTTTTTGAAACAGGGGCTGGCTCATAAGAGCTTCTGTATCTAGCTCCAGAGGCTCGCCGTTAACGTCCATAAACCAAACCGGTGGGGTACTATTGTATTTGCGGAGATTAGCGATTGTAGCCCCTGCTACAGCCGCTCCTATGCCAAACTTACGTGTACGACACAGTTCTTTATTGCAATATGAATTTATTGGAGCGTCATTACATTTGTAGGCGTATTCTTTGCGTTCTAACTGCTTCGCAACTATGTTGACCTCTGATAGTGGCAATGGCGGAGACACGTACTCCATGTTGTACCGTAGAATTTCCGATTCCCAGCTATCCGGAAACGCTTTTCGTAGATAGACGCCGATATTAAATAGACCATTGTTTCTTCCACCTTCGCTAATTCTCTGCTTGCACAGAATTTGTAAACAGGGTGGACCGTCCTTTGCGATTATATCGTTCTCACCACTGTCGGTTACTTGTAGCTTAACAATTTCTTCTGGGGTTTGAGCGTATTTTTCGTATAGCTCATAAAATTCATTCAGATCGGCAGACGTGCCATCATCTAAAAAAGCGTAACGTAGACCGTTCTCATGATCGTAGTAAGGTAGGTTGAGAAAGTTTCCTACGTCACCGCGGTCTAAATGTAATTTGATTTGTTTGGGAAATATCTCACTCTCACCATAACCGAGAGCGGATGACATATGTTGCAAAGTCTTTTGCATGTCTTTTGCGGATACCCACTCCTTGGCAAACAAGAAGCAGTGTGCGCCACCGGATTTAGACCGGCATACTACTAAAGGTAATTTTAACTTTCTTACTTTTTCAACGAGATGTTTGTGATCTAGTGGATAAACGTCCACGTCGATACATCCCCAGACGCACTGGTTATTCTCGTTTATGGGGATGATACCCAATCCATTACCACTGCCGAGCAGGTGGTTTTCCCAAAGCTTCTTTGTTCGGGGTTCTCTTAGGACGCCAGCTTTGCCTTGGGCTTTGCCGTTCGCTCCTGTTTTTTCTATTTTGAAGTAGCCGTGGGCTTCCTTCAGACCATCAAAAATGGTCATAAACTTATCTACTGACATTGTGACCCCCATACGGAAAAAAAACGGCGAGGCTTTCGCCCCGCCGCACGACTAATTAAAACGGTACGTTACCTGCCGTTCCTTCGTCATCCGTATGTTTCACAACAACATCTCCTGCCGTGATACTCTCCGCAAACCCTTTAGCGCGGGTGTACAGAGTTCCATCATCAATGACACCATCCACTGACATTTCCCATCCATGCCAAGAACCTTTTGAGTTCTCTTCCTGTACGGTTTTTAAGTGGTAGATGTGAGAGAAACGAGGCGGTGTAAACGGCCCATTAGCTCCCTGCATTGACCGAGACGCCATCATGCTATTCCACTTGCGGCTCTTTTTAAGCTGCGTGGATTTCATCGCAATAAGGGCTGTCTCGTGTGACCCGTCTGCGTTGATTAACAGAACAAAATGCTGGTGTGTCTCTTCAATGTACTCACCATTGCCGTCAACAACGTATTCTTTGTTGTCATCGGCAGACCGTTCCGTTTTCGGACGTGCTTGTCCGGGCTCATAAATTGCCGTAGGCGCACCGCTTCCGCTGCCACGCGGAGCCCACTGAATAAACCTACGCTGGTAAGCACAAGGAACTACTCGAACCCCTTCTTTACCTTTGTATGGAATACCAGTTACGGTGTTATATATATCACCCTTACGAGCCGTTTCATTCTCATCCAATACCGGATCATTGCCAGAAAGAACCTTGAGAAATGGAAGTGCTAAATCCTCCGTTCCCATGTTCTCCATGCCCTGTCCTGCATCCTGCTCCATCATAGCGGGGTTAAATACCGCTATATCTTTTTTGCCAGCTTTGGCTATATCTTTTTTATTTGACATTATTTCTTACTCCCTTTTACATTTTTAATTACTGCGCGTTGACCTATCCATGCTCCAAACAATTCCATTGGAAAATCTTCTCCCGCCTCGCAACGCTCTTTTACAAAAGCACGAAGTGTTTGAGGATGAACCTCTGTTTTTTGTTCGGGGACATACCCTTGCGTTTGCGCAAACGCGGCAAAGGCTCCTGCTAAATCGTCTTCTCCACGGCCAAATTGACACAAGACAGTATTTTTAATAATGTCATCGTGCCCATGATCGCGTAGCCATTCATAGGCCTCTGGACGTTTATCAACAAGAATGGAAGCACCATAGGTTTGCTTAACCTCAACGGTAGAACCGTCATCTAGTGCAAATGAAGCTATGCCTATCTCTGCAAGCATCGCAGGCATCTCTTCATCCGTGAGTTTGATGTGACGTTTCTTGGCTGCTTTAAGGTCTCCCTCAAGAGCCGCAATAGTCTCTTCTTCATCACGGATTGTTCTGGCCAACGCGGCTATAGAAGTAAGCCCCTGCTGGTCAATTTTTTCAACGGATGATGCAGTCGTTTTTTCAAAGTCCTGCTCCATCATCTTACTAAGGTCACTCATCGTTTTTCTCCTTTCGTGGTTAAAGGCACCTTTCGGGCCTTGACAAATGTAGATATTATCTTATACCATACAGAAGTCAAGTAAATATTTCAATAGGGGCAAAAATGAAAAGCTACGAGTACGAAACTCAACCATACGATCACCAACGCCAAGCGTTTGAAGAATCGTGGGCCGCGGATTACTACGCGTTGCTTATGGAAATGGGCACTGGTAAATCTAAAGTAGCTATAGATACCATGGGTGCTTTGTTCGAGTCCGGGCAGGTAAAGGCAGCACTCATTGTAGCGCCTAAAGGTGTTTATGATAACTGGGTAAAGGGTGAAATACCGATTCATTTACCTAAACGCATACCTAGAAAGGTAATGAGGTGGTTGCCTACCAAGTCAAAGAAGTATGACGGTGAGTTAAAAGACTTTATCGTAGACTTTGATAAGACCTTTCTTAAAGTGTTTGTCATGAATGTAGAGGCGTTTAGTTCACCTAGAGGTACGGAAGCGGCAATAGCCTATTTGTATCAAAATCCTGACAACATTGTTATTGTTGACGAATCAACTACAATTAAAAACAGGAAGGCTGCGAGGACGAAGAATATAATTGCTTTACAGGAACGGGCTAAATACCGCCGGATATTGACCGGCTCCCCTATAACCAAGAGCCCTATGGACCTGTTTAGTCAATGTAACTTCCTTGCCGAAAAAGCATTAGGCTTTAATAGTTATTTTGCTTTCCAAGCGCGGTACGCTAACGTTCAGAAACGGATGATGGGTCACCGCAGCTTCCAACAGATTGTGGGCTATCGTCGATTAGATGAACTTTCTGAAAAGTTAGACGGCTTTAGTAGCCGAGTTCTAAAAGTCGATTGCCTTGATCTTCCTCCCAAAGTTTATTTACGCCGGGAGGTTCCGCTCACACTAGAGCAAGCTAAACTATATTTGCAGATGAAGAAACTTGCGTTAGCCAAGCTAGAGAGCGGCGAGCTAGTTACTACTGCTAGTGTTTTGACACAGATAATGAGATTACAACAGATTTGCTGCGGACATTTGCAGCCAGACGAGGGCGAGATACAGACGGTTAAGAGCAACCGCTTGAACGAATTACTCGACCTTACTGACGAGTTTCAGGGAAAAGCCATCATTTGGGCGACGTATACACACGACATCCAACAGTTGGCTTCTGCCCTGCGCGACCGGTTCGGGCCCGAATCGGTCGCAACCTATTATGGTGCTACTCCACAAGATGAAAGGCAAGA